CTGTTGTATTTTTACTGTGAAGGGGGAAAAAAAAAAGCCCCCGCCAAGGGGGGGCCAAGGGTCAACGGGTGAAAGGGGCGCTGCTAGGCGGTCAGCCGCCGGCAGCAGCGGAAATGGTGATGGTCCCGGTGGTGGCTTCACCCAGTTCGGTTGCGGTCACCTTGAGGGTGTAGTCGCCCGCGGCGCTCAGCGTCGCGGCATCCCAGGTGATCACGCCGCCCACAGCAGCCTTCGCGCCGCCACCAGCCAGTGTGCCGGTGCCGGTGGCCTTGGCCAGGGTGGCGCTGACGGTGCTGCCGGTGACCAGGGCGCCGAACACGTCCTTGACATGCGCCACGATCGGGCCCAGCGCCTCACCGGCGGTGCCGGTCAGCGGGGTGGAGACAAACACCAGGTGATCGGCCGCGTTCGATGCGATCGGCGGCTGCGTCCAGCGGGTGATGATGCCCGACTCAGCCAGGCTCAGCGCGGCCAGCAGCTTCTGGTCAGCGGTGACGCCGCTGGCCCACACCAGCTTTTCGCCGAATACCTCAGCGTCGCGCGCGATCGCCGCGCCCTTGACGGCCAGCGCCGCGGAATCATTGCCGGTGTCGATCGGGCCGTACAGCACCTTCACCGCGTC